TGTGTCGCGGCCAGAATTGGGCCTTCAAAGGTACTGCGTCCCATGATATTTCCTTATGCAAAAGAACTCTTGTTAATCGTTGCATCGTCTGCTGGGCCAGTGGCAACAAGAGAAAAAGTCCCAGACAGCCCTCAATATACACTAAATTTTAAACTTGTCAACAAAAAAGGGGGCACAAGGCCCCCTAGTTTTTACTTTTCGCTTACAAAGTCGTTTAATGCTTTAGCTCTCTCAACAACTTGATTCAAAGTGGGCCAAGTCACAGCTTCATCATGCGATTTCTTAGCGTAATACTCTGATTCAAGCATTTGTCGTGCTTGCATAAGCATTTCAAAGCGAAGTTGGAATGGATTCATGTGTGTACTCCTATGTGTGAATGGGGCGGAATTACCCCGAAACCAGTATATAACAAATAAAAAGGGCCCGCAAGGGCCCTTTAGAGATTAAAACTAATATTAAATTAGTAAGAACCGTAGATTCCCAATGGATCAGACCAACCGAACGAATAACGCTCGCGGGACTTGTAACGTACGTTCCCAGTGTCGAAATCTCCATCCATTGAATTCTGGAGAGGTGTACGCTCAAAGTGCTTGAGGCCATTAGGCACATCAGTAGTCAAGAACCATGCATTGGTTGCGGTCAAGAAGTGGTTAACTGTGTAACCCTCTGGAATCGAACCATTGTTCTTCAACGCGTTGATGTCGTTGTTGTTTGTACCAACACGCAATTCTGTGTCGAGCAAACGGGTTGCAACGAACATTAGAGCTGGTGGAACAATCAACTTCTTGGGGCGTGCGGCGATCAAAAGACCACGCTCGTCTGTCCAAGCTGCGATTTGAATGACGGCATTCTCAAGAGAAGTCTCGTTCAAGTCAGCAGGGGTAGACGCAGTGTTGGAGTTTGTGCCACCGTTCACCAAGGGATGAGCAGTATTCAACAAAGATACACCATCACCGCCGACATAAGCGGCGTTGTAAGCATTGTTCAAAACTGCGGCAGCTTTGACTTGCTTGGTGTATGCCATAGCACGGGCCAAACCTTTGGTGTAACGAGCAGACAAGCTGTCGTACAAGTTATCTTCAATCGCCTCTTCAGTGATTGAGAAACCCAAAGCAATGGTTTCGTGGTTATAGCGAGCTGTAAATGCCTCTTGCGCATTGTCGTAGCTGATGGCTGTGCCCTCGGCCTTGACTGGTGCGGCTGAGAAGCCTGACAGTTTTGTCTCTTCTTCAAAGCTACGCTCTGATTTCTCAGTTTCGTAGATCTCTTTGTGCTCTTCGCCGTAACGGGCGTACTCTAGACCGAACAATGCGTTCAAACCAGGGAGCAACTCTTTAAGCAGTTGTGCGCGTGAAATAGCCATTTAAGTGCTCCTTAATTAAACGCCAGCAGTGTTAGTCATACCTTGGAATGATTGATTCCATACGACTAAAACTTCAGGATAACCAACAAAAGAAACTTGTGAACCAGATGCCAAAGTGACAGCGGAATTCACAGTTACCGTAGTTCCACTTACAGTCACTACAGAAATATAGTTACCTTGAGCGGAACCTGTGCCTGTTGAACAAATCAACTGCATTCCGGGCTGGATCGCAGTATTGGCCGCAGTCAATGTCACAGTTGTGCTTGAACCAGAGGTAGAAGCAGTAGCAGAAACAGAGACGGCAGTATCTTGCACCAAGCTAACTACACGGAAAGGCAACAATGTTGCAATGCGTGTGTTACCAGAAGTACCAGAACTAACAACTGCACCAGACACGGCCATAGCTGAATCACCAGTTGTGGTATTACCTGCAGTGCCAGTAACGGCATACATATTAGTACCAACAAAAGTTTGATTAACATAGCCAATGGTAGACGCTGTATTGGACAAGGAAGTACCTTGAGCAACCACGGCGGCTTTAAACACAGTGCGGGGATCATCAATAACGTAGCCAACGGCATAGTTAGACGATGTGCTTGCGGGCCAGTACTGACCGCGAACGATCTGACTGGATGAGTTTGTGTACTCTGCACCAACAAAAATGCCCAAAGTACCCGCTACTGGAGTAGCAGGCGACGATGCGGCAGACATGGTAGTGGTAACAATAGTACCGCCAGAGAGCTGAACAATGTCGCCATTGAACAACGATGTGCCATAAGCAGTAGCAATGGGATACATGCGAGTTGACCCTGCGTAGGGTAGACCGCCGAACTCACTGACCGCTTTAAACCCGTATGGAGCGGGAATAATGGGATATGCCATTTAAGGACTCCTGAATTAAATTATCTTGCGCCAAATCCAGCACCGCGAGTCGTCGTAGATGTTCTCTCCGAAAACTTGCGCATCCTGGGATCACTGTCTTTCATGAAACTGTTGTCCACTGATTCCATCTGATCTGCTGCTTGCTTGGCATAATAACGCTTGTAGGCCTCGAAGTTCTCTACTGTGTTTTTGCACAAAATCAAACCACCGACTTCTACGTTGCCTTCATTATTCCCATCAAGCATCAACTCAGGATGGTCTGCCGCCTTTACTGGCTCCCAACCGTCACGTCTCATGCGAGACAATCTGGTGTGATCCGCCTTGCCTAGTATGTGCGTCATAATGTAACGATACACATAACCTGGCTCGGGTGTAGGGTCCGGCAATTGGCTCGAGGGTTTGTATTCCACACGAACCTCTTTATCACGGGTTTCAATCTCACGAGTTTTCTTAACATCAACCATTTTGTGCCTCCAATTTCTGTTGTTCAAGGTAATACTTCTTGGGATCAAGATTAAATTTCTTCACTAACGCAGCTTGCGTCGGTGTTAATTGAACCTTTTTCACGCCTGAAGATCGTGACGCTGGAGCAACAACATTCGAAGGACGCTTTGCGGCTTGTGCCGGTTTTTGTTCGCCGAAAACTTCCGGGAACGTGTTTTTGATGCGTGAATCTATCTGTTGATAGTATTCATCGGAGCGCGGGTCTACACCCGAGTTGACTAGTTTTTGATGCAGCCCTAGCGCAAAGCTGGTAACTTCTTCAAACCCATTAGAACCAAACCACTGGTTTTTTGCCTGCCAGCGCAGGGATTTTTCGTCTGGTTGTACAGATTGAGTCTGTCTAGGTTGAGTTTGTACCGTATTTTCTTGCTCTTGTAAAGCAGGACGGTAATTTTTCAACGATTCAATACGCCATTTGGCATCAGTTAAAGCCTCTTGAGCCGCAATAATGGCATCAGTATCATAGGCTTCTTGAGCTTCTTTATACTGTTTTCTTGCCGCTATTAGGTCAGATTCAGCTTTTTCTTTAGCAGAAGTGGCTATGTATTGATGGCCAGCCTGGACGTTGCTTTTAAGAGACTTGTTTTCTTCTAAAAGTTGTAGCGTTAGGCTCTCTAGTTCTTGTTTCTCACGCATTGCTGCTTCAGCTTTGCGCCTCTCATCGTGTCTAGCATGAGTCAATTCTTTGATTCTGCTTTGAACATTCTGTGAGTAACTCGCAATTTCGTCGTCGGTAGGATCGGCAACTTCCTTGTTTAAAGGTTGTTTGCCTTTGTCCCGTTCTGGTGTGTCATCGACAATTTCAATCTCAACCTCATCATCAATCTCAATTTCGACTGGCTGGGTATCATCGATTTCATCGGGAAACTTAAATTCGCTCATGATTTTCCTTTATGCACGGCTTATGCCGCGTGGGTCTTCAACAACAGCATCGACTTGGTCATCATTGATGAGCCTAAATTCTTTGCCGAATATTTTGAATCGCGTACCAGAATAGGTACGGGTTAGCACAAAATCTCCAGGTTTACACCACGCACCTGTGGGGTACTTTGCTGGGTCTTTATATGCGTCGGGACCAACTTTCAACACAAACAATACGGTTGTAGCGTGTTGTTCTTGTGCCGCAAATTGGGATGGGCGTACCAAATCCAGCTCGGTTCCATCGATCTTGTCGGAAATGTCTGGCACTCCGCAAAGAATCTTGTAGCCGGTTGGCTCTGGTAGTACAGTGGCCTTTTCTTCGTTTGTTGCATCCTCTTGTGGGGCCTCCACAGGTTGGATGGTTTCTGGCATTGAGACGCCAGCTGGCAAAATTAAATCACTCATCACTTTCTTCCATTTCTTTTGGCACCACAAACTGTGCGGCGATCAGCCCATCGGTTGATGGGAATGCAACAGTGCCTTGTTCCAAAAATAAATTTGGATCAAACACGTTGTTTTTTGCAAGGTTGTATGACTCTGGTAATAGTTGCAAATTCCACCATACATACATCTCGAACAAGTTTTATTCATCTTCTTCGCTTTCTTTGAGCAAATCAAGAATGTATCTCTCTGCAAGGGCCAGACCCGAAATGATCCCGCAGAGTTTTTGGTATTCTTCGAAAGAGCGGCATGCACCACCAGCCATATCATCGGCATAGTTGTTCATGTCGGTGCGTAATTTTTCGCGCAATACGCGTGCGAAGTCTTGGATCATTGTTTACCTTTGTTGGCCTCTCGCCTTCTCATAGCAAGTTCGGCTTTGTGTTTAGCAATATCGGCACCGGTTTGTATGCCGATCTGTCTGTCAGCCGCGGCAGTCTGATTTCTGTGTTTTGCAACATCAACAATCGTATTGAGTGCGGCCTGCTTCTCTTGTGTATCGATTTGGTTTTTGTGTTTGGCCATATCGATACCGGCTTTGTATGCGCCTAGCTGTTGGTCGCCAGCTATTTTTTGTTGCTCGAGCTGTAGTTTTGCTTGAGCAATTTGCGCTTCCATCTGGGCCTTTTGAGCTTTGATTTGAACTTCTTGTTGTGCAATTTGCAGTTCTTGCTGTTGCATTTGTAAAACAGGATCCTGCGCTTGCTGTTGAGCTTGCTGTTGAGCAGCCTGTGCCTGATGTTGTTGGGCAACTTGTTGGGCAGCTTGTGCAAGCATCCCAGACAATGCAGTCTCGAGCTGGGGACTCATCTTTTCATCCTCTGGCGGCATAGCCATACCGAGTTGTTCCTCAACTTGTTGACGATACATATATCCAGCATGTTCACCCATGTGGGCCTGAAGAGCCGCCATGATTTGGTTAGCTTGTGGGTTCTGTCCAATGATTCCCATAATGACTGGGTCTTGCATCATGGACTGGTGGACTTGAATATGAGCTTGATGATTTTGGAACAAAAACGCCTTTAACGGTTTGCCTTTAAGCGCCGCTTGATTCTCAGATACAGGGTCTGAAGGTTTCTGATCATCTGGTAAAGGTACGAGTTTGTCCGCATTTTTAATTCCTAAAACATCCAACATTGATCGGTGCAGCTGTGGAAGATCATAGATTTGTGGCGCCATTTGGGCCATCTGTATCACGGCCTGATACTGCACTACCCTTTGGGAAAGAGTCGCTGCATTAGGGTCAGACACTGGGATAATGTCAACTTTATCGTAGTCATCCTTTTTAGACTTCTTGCCGCCATACTCTGGGTCGTAAGTATAGTCTGGGTCGGTATAGTCCCTGATAATGTTCTTTAAGAGCTTTAACTCCTGCTTTAACGCAAAGTGGGTGCGGGCTTGCACTGCACTTAACACTTTAAGTTGTCTCTCCAGCAGGGCCAAAGTAGTCCCAACCGGTGTCTGTGCAGACATATCGGACACATTCATATCGGCAGTAGCAGCAAACCTACGGCCTTCATCTACGATGTTATTGAGTAGTGTGTATAGAACTTGACTGGGTTCTTTGTATGGCAGAGGAAGAATAGAATCTCGGATGTTTCCGGATGCTACGTCTACGTCTCTAAATTCCCCTGGAGCAATTGGGGTATCATCGCCCTTAATGCGCAAGCCCCTGGACTTGAGTCCCCCAGGCAGGTTTGATAAAGTTCCAGCATCAATGAGTTGTCGCATGATGCTAGTGGCAGATTTAGCAAAGCCACCAATGAGGTGGAACAATCCGAACCCGTAAGCGCCAAAGCCGGGTATGTATTGATAGTGGACAAAATGCTGTCTCTTGAGACTGAGTTTATCGCCTTCATTCCAGTTTCTCCTTATGGACAAAATATCATGAGTACCTTTAATTAGTGTAACGACATAAGGAACCATAATTCCCGTCTCGTCACCTTCCTCGTCTACATCCTCAAAACCTTCTAACTCAAGATCAACGTGGCACTCATAAAGCGTGTAGCGTTCATCATTCAAATCACTAAACCCAGTCTCCTTATCCTTGGCCATCTGGATATCTTCTCTGGCGCGGCTGGGGTCTGGCAGCTCTATGTCTCTATAGAATCCGGCATTCTGTAGCTTAACAATCTCGTTCTTGGTTTTTCTCATGACGTGCGTCACTCGATAGCAAGTATCCATATCTGTAGTCCCGTAGGGAAGAATGATATCTTCGGCAGGGATGAACATGGAGACTTGACGGCCTAGATTTGGGTCGTAGTAGACCTTCTTAAAAGCCGAACCAGTGGCAGGTAAGGACCAAAGCATGCGCTCGTGTTCTGGCCTGAATTCTTTCATGACCTCGGTCAACTCGTTGTTCATGTCATCTTGGACATTGATCGATATCTCGAGTCTCATTGGTTTCTTTGCCGATGATCTTGCTGCGGACTGGTCCTTGGGCTGGGAAAGTCTCGGTGATCATCTCAGACTGGAACCGAACGACCGCCTCTGTAATCATGGGGTGAAAGACTCCTGATGCGCCATCCCAGGGTTCCGTTCTTTCTTCTATATGCAGGCCGAGTAATTTAAGGCCCTCTGTATAGGCTTTCTCCCAGTCCTTCCTGGAATTCTTGTCTTGGTCAATACTTTTATCTAAATCACCAGCCAAGGTGGCCAGGGCACCCTCACTGATATCATCGGCCAAGTTATCATCAAAACCCTCATCCTCGCCTGTTTCAATATCAATCTCAAGATCGCCTGCTTTAATATGAACTGCCTCTGGATCTACAATTTCTATTTCCATCGGCTCCTGATCTTGGGCCAGGCTCTCGAGTCCAGCTGGGGCTTGGTTAAGTGATTTGTCTATCATGATGTTCCTTAAATTAATTTCCAATTACCTGATGAATAATGTTGCGGCATTGCAACCCCACCGGACTTGTTACCTGAATCTTGTTTCATATAGCTCTTTAATGATTCCAACATTTTGAGTTGGTCTTTGTTGTATTTCATTTCATCGTTGGCTTCTTTTGGCCATTGATTTAATAAATATCCTCGCATTGCAGAGTCTGTTCCGTTTTGCACCGCATCTGCGGCTGGCCTGCCTTCGTCCATTGTTTGTTTAAAGTCACCAGAAACTGTAGCAAGTGTAGCAAGTTGCTTTGCAGTCATTGAATCTATTAAATCTTTTCTAGTTTTATTTGCAATGGGATCGACATGCATTA